GTGGCGGAGAGGGTGGTATAAATATAGTAATCTTTAGTTACTACAACAAATTCTATCTATACCATTATATAAGGTGGCAAAATGGTGGCAATCTATTTAACTATCCTACTTCTCGAATAGAATAGTGGAGTCCAAAGAATTTGATAAGCTTTAAAACGTTGGCTCGATTATACTTTGACGGAGCAGGGATTATTAATGTTTTATCGCTATTAACATATACCGCCTTTACATCGTCCGTCCAAACAAAATTTGGGAAATGTTCGACCATTCTAAGGTCCTCCCATGTTTCCTTGCCAACAAGAAGTATGGCTTGCCCTAGCCTCTGCTGCATGGAGCATATTATATCCCATGCAGCTGCGTAGTTATCTACGATTATTGCATCTCTCATGAAATGTGGGTCCTTGTTAAATACTTTCAGCATTACTCCCACCTCCTATTATTACCCTAATTACACCATATTTTTAACGAGTCTGCAATTGCTATTTATAAACAAAAAAAGACCTTACCAGGATATATTCCCAGTAAGGTCTTTATACATTTACTATCAATCCATGAGTCCACCTGCTCATGCTCAGGAGATGTATGGATCACCTCTCAGTCATCGATGAATTACTACTCCGATTGTCGCACCCGCTCCCAGTATTTGAGATAGGTTGCGTTGCATCTTGAGTCGATGGATTGTTTTCTTGTCGTTCTCTATTTTGTTCTTCAATTCGTCTATAGAGCTCGACATTTCGTTCAAGGTAACTTCTTGCTTCACTAAGTCCGCTTTGGCTTTGTCCAATTCGGTCGTTAATTTGTTGATTATATCGTGTGCTTCGTTCAATTCTTGTCGCTGCTTCACGGCTATAGTCTGCGCTTCTGTCAATGGAACGTTGGACGCTTCGATTAAGTTCAACGCTTTCTCGTTGTTGCTTTTCAATTCGTTCCACTGACTCACGGGCACGCTGATAGTCGGTTCCGCTTGGCTGGTAGAAGATATATCCGAAGCAAAGACAGATGACGAGCCCAATACCACCGATAATAATATAGCGGTAAGTAGGGTTATTAAATAATATCTTGATTTTGTCATACATTATTCTCCTCCTATGAAGTCCGTAATGCCCCTTGCGATGGCACGCACAATAGTATCTAAATCATTGTTAAGTAGTGCTAAGTCTTCATCATTATCGATGAAGGCCATTTCAACAAGAACGGCTGTCGCATCTGTACCATTTAGCACCCATAAATCTTGCCGTTCTTTCACACCACGATCAACCGTATTAATGCTACGGATGATTTGTGATTGGATGTCGTTTGCTAAGCGTTGGCCGTTAAAAGACTTATACAAAGTTTCTGTACCCCTAGCTTGCGTGTTGAATGCGTTACAGTGGAGTGATACAAATATATCTGCGCCCCATTCATTAGAAGTTTCACATACAAGACCTAGGTCATCATTTTGTAGGGTACGCACTTCACATCCTGCAGTCTCTAAGTAGCGAGCTAACATTTTACCCGCATCACGTGCTACATCACATTCACGTGTTCCGTATACGGGATTAACTGCACCACTATCAAGGGCAACGTCATGCCCTGGGTTAATAAATACTTTCATCGTTTATCCTCCTTTTCTAATTGGTCTGGAATTCCATTCCCGTTCTCGTCTATCCAAAGCCCTAAGAATCCTACAATAGCCGTCAAGACACTTGGAATAAAGATATGATCAATAATATTGATACCAACGTTAATGAGCTTATTCATGTCATCGCTAACATATCCTCTAACAAATGACATAATATATTCGCTTACTACTAATAAAATAGGCACTAGCATGATTAGTACTAGTGCCCTTGTTGCCAATACACCTGTTGGGTGAATATTAGCGATACGGATTGAACTATATATAGTTTTAACTTTATTAATTACTTTCATCTTATCCAAGGCTTTCACCTCCGTCATTCGGGATGGTGATTCCCCTTTTAATTGGGATATTATTAAGTAATTGAATATGCATTAACTCTGTATTTAGCGTTTGCGTTGTCTTCTCCAATGCATCCAGGCGGTGAAATATGGCATCATCTCGTTCCTCCAACTTCACTAGTTGCCTTAGAATATCTTGATTACTTTCCGTTAATTTACCGATACTATTAATAGCATCCGTCATGCGGTTATCATAATATTCCCTTTGCTTATCTAGCTTACGCCCTACATGATCATCAAGTTTACGTTTAACCTCGGCTATAGATGTATGCTCCAAGAACCACACCATCGCTCTAAATGACCCTCGAAGGGCAGCCCAGATGACCCCCAAGAGGGTCACCCAGAATCCAATGTCCGCAAAATAGGGGGGTATCCCTACCTCCATCAGAAGTATTCTGATTTCGTCCATTCATGAACTCCTTTCTTATCCTATAGGAAATTAACCTACTTTATTAATTGTGTCGGTAGCAAATACATATTCATATTTAGCACCTTGTTCCATAGTGATAAGTTCAGAGCCGTTGAATTTAATTTTCTTATTACCTACACCAGTAAACTTGATAGATGTTGCCACTCCCGTTTGATTTGGTGTCATTGGGTCTTCAGAAACAGTAATTACCTGTCCACGATTAACCTTAACAATGGTATTGTTCCCATAATTCACTAATTCATATAGCTTATTGCACTTTTCTGGGAAGTTACCGCCTTTTGCAGGGCTGTTAGGTAACTGCGTTAAGTCAAGTTCTACATTTTCAACATTCTTATGATCACATGCTTGTTCTATAATGCCTTTGAGAATTGTTTCCAAGCTAAACTTATTTGTTGTTTCTAATGTTGTAGGAATAACTTTAACGCCTTTTTCATATACTTTTCCTGTGCCTGCAACAATAGTGCCTTGTACTAAATAATTTGATGTTAATTGAACATCCTTAGCAAACGCTCCAAAGTCGGGACCTGTGACTTCCCCAGATGCATAGCCAGATACACGATACGTCCCTACGATGCTACCTAGCATATTGAAGTATTCTAGCTCAACATCCTTAGTGTTAAATGGTTCATCTAATGGAACTTGTGCAATGCCGTCTTCGCCAAGGCTAACTGCTGCCGCAAATCCTCGACCAAGTAATGCTACTCTGAAGTATGGTGTACCAGATACACTGATATAGGTTTGCCCTTGTGATGGGCGTTTGAAGTTAAATGGTTTAGGCTGCTTTTTAATGACATCACCTAAACCACGAATAAGGCCTTTTAATACTTCATTTGGAGTACTATTCTCACAATACACATTTAGACCTAACAACATTTCATAGGCACCTTCTGTAGATGCATCTTTACCTGGTAACCCAGGGTTACCGTTAGTACCTTTCAAGGAGTTGAGGAAGTCCTCACGAGTTCCTGTATTCCCTGCTTCCAACCACAATTCATAAGCACTTTTACCATTTTGACCTTCTATTCTAATAGGTGGAAATGTGAACGTTCCTTTCACTTCAATAGGTGGTAAATTAAAACCTGTTACATTAACATTTAATTCTTCTGCCATGATAATAATCCCCCTTTCGTTAATGGCGTGCAATATCCTGGATAATATTGACTTCGCCGAAACCTAATTTTAAGCTGTGTTCATCATTATAAATGAACGCATCATATTGGTGGACGCCTTTAGCATCTACCTTACTAACTGTGTCATTTCCGTTAATACGGAATGTGATACGGTTCTCCTCAACTACGCCGTTAACGGATAACACCTCATTTGTGTCAGGCTTTCGCCTAACTTTCATGATGGCAGTATACCCATCATAAGACTCACCGCTTTCTATGATGTAGGTCAATCCGTAGTCTTGACCCACGTGTAGGTCAAAATCGTATTCCTTCATATATGCACCTCCTCATTACCAGAACGACATAATTGTAATTCCGGCACGGCCCCAACCACCTTGACGGGCGGATATCTTACCATAATAGAAATAACCTTTTTCGGTTATACCTAATCCGTAAATTTCCGCAGGTTTATTTTTAACGCCAGGACCGTCGCTAACCGTAACTCTAAATACTGGCGGCGGATTATCGACTATTCCTGAATATTGAACTACACCATATGCCGGCCGACCTTGATTGAACGATATGAACCTTCCTCCATTCCTGGATGTGATATCTTCATTGCTGCCGTCAACATTCCCTTTCAACAAATCGTCCCCGAAACCATTCATGCTCCAACGATCTCTCATGTTGAGTGTCATTTTAAACCGTTCTTGCGCAATCCGTTGGATTGCACCGATTTCATTACTAGACATATACGTACCGGAATATTCATATTTACCTTGCTCCATTGGATCAGATACCCACCGTAAGAAAATTAAAGTCTTATCCCATGAATACCCAGGCGGTATCTCAATTCTGTCACCACTGGTAATATCCATCCGTTTCACAAATGAAGGCTTTAACTGCTGCCCTTCAGCATACACGCTATTAGCATCAATTCGTGAGCCAGTGATATTAGCACCTTTAATGTTGCCGTTGGCATCTACTTTAAATGAACCATTTTCATTTTGGATTTCGGTACCAATTAACTTGCCGCCTCGTAGTGTGCCACCAATATATGCAGATATAGTAGATAAACTATCCACTTTCAATTTATCAGCAGATATTGAACTCGCCTGTATCATCCTATTTGTGATGATATTTCCATCTATAAGAGTATCGCCAGTAATATGAATTAATTTACCATCAATCTTAACGCCACCTTCATAAAGGTTTATCCTTGAGAGAATAGCATTTCCATCTAATGCTTTAAGACCTTTTGTGACTTTAAGTTCTATACCATTATCGAGTTGAGTTATACGTGATTCTACATCTCTGCTTAAGTTTTCAACTTTAGTACTATATTCGTGAGAGACTTTATTGAACTCTTCACTTAACTCATTAACACGTTTATCAAATTCTTTCAGCCCTAAACTTTCTTTATCTAATAACGCTGGATCTATTGTTGCTGATACGGTAACTAATAATTCAGTGGATTCAATTCCTTCACCTATAGCATCAATAAATGCTGCTTTTACACGATAAATATCCGCATCACCAGTGTATGTTATTGTGTTTCCTGTAGAATTAAGAATATCTGTCTTTGCAGAACCTACAATATAAAACCGAATACTATTTGCAGTACTAGGCATATTTGATACTAATAAGGCAAATCCTTTGACCATATTTACAGATGTTACTATTGGTGCTTCTAGCTTTTGGAAATCATAGGATACATTTAACCCTGGCCCATATCCTTTTACCGGATTATGGCCATAAATTAATAGGTCTCCTTTTCTATTTTTAAGTTGTATTATCTCTCTAATAGAATTTGATTTTACAATCAAGCCTTGTAAATCACCTGTATTACTATTACTTCTAACTTCATAGAAATCAATATAAGTATTTGTAATTGGAGTCCATTCAAGTAATACCCCTTCTTTTGTTACTTCAATACTTGCTGAATTAACTTTGTCAGGAACGGCTATGCTTCCTTCTGTAATTGTGATTTGAATACTTACCTTTGTAGCAATTTCAGATTCAATCCCAGAGGTATTAATTGCTTTAATCCCAAATGTATATGTCTTGCTTTCTGTTGCAAAAAACGTATAATTTGTAGCCCCTATATAATTTACAAGTTCCTTTCCGGTATCATCATATAAACGGTATCCATATATATCCGGCTCTTGATTTGGCGCCCATTGTAAATGTAGTATGCTACTATTTATAGAATCCTGTACTACCGTAAATTGTTTTACCCCTGCTGGTGCTGTTTCCTTTCCAGCAATATATATAGTCTTTTCTATGCCAGGACCTGCAATTCCTAAATCATTTAAGCATATAATACGAACCATATAATTTTGTGTTGTAAGTACTGATCTAATGACTGCAGATGTTTCATTTCCATTGAATGTATTCAGTAATGTATATGTTTCTTCGTTTGTACGTTTGTAATATACCTGTACTTGTTTACATTGATTACTGATTGGCAATACCCAGTCAACTTTGATGTCACATAATACAGTCCCATCTTTTAATGTGTTTACAATTTTGGTTAGCTGAATATCCTTTACCGATAATTCTTTTTCTACCTTGGCATAATCAATAACAGGATACCGGCTATAATCAAGTTCATATACAGCCGCATCATATTCTGTTGCTGTTATTGTTACCTGATTATCACCATTCTTTGTAATTTTGGTAATCCTAAATGGTTTGACTTCCTTATTTGCTTCACCGAGCATATATGGATCGTATCGTTTAGGTAATTCTTGTTGTGAGAATTCACCAATTACAGTAATTGTATCTGTATTCGTTTCCTCTGTTACTGCTTGGATTTGCTTTGTAATAATACTGTCATCTTCTAACCGAATCATAATGCTATGATTTTTATTCGGTTTCAATACAACAAATTTATCCAATACGACTGTATTGCCTTCTGCTTTTACAATACGGCCACTAGCATCTCCGAATTGAGGAACCGCATGATTGATGCCTATAACATCGCCATATTCACACACCATACCGCCTATATCTGTACCAAACGTAACAGTCTGTAACTGTCTCTCATTCGTGGCCATTAGATACATTCCTTCTCTATATGCTTGTGAACGTCTTGTTACACCAAACAATGATAATTTAGCCGTATTATCATTTTTCCTTAAATTGTTTGCATAGTTTGGGCTTCGCACCATAAATACAGTATTTTTGTAGTCATTATCTGTATCATTGTACGTAATTTCTACTGAACGAGCCCTATCATCCCTAGATGAGTATTCACCTTTAAAGGATGACTTTACTATTTGCCCCTCTCCAAACACCTGTACAATGTTACTTGGTCTATCCACCACTATGCCATATTGTGTACCATGCCTTAATATGGTGGCTCTTCCTGAAGTTGCTGCCTTTTGTGCTGCTTCCCATCGTGTCTGTGTTGTATCCATAACCGCATCAAATCTGAACCTTCGTTCTTTTTCTCCACTAATCATAGATACTTCTTCATCTGCATAAGCCGCCGCACTTTTCCATTCATCCCAATACTGTTTGAAATTGTTAGCCGGTACACCTTCAACTACATATTCTTCAACATTTGTATTGATGTTATACAAACGCTTACAGTTATGTAACATATCATATGCAGCCCATATTGGGTTCTTTGCATCTTTTTCAACATATGTTCCTGTATCCCAATCAAATACATGTACTGTATTTCTAATTTGTCTCCAGTTGACATTTGGAATACCTCCGGATAGTTGGTTAGTTGCCTTAATGCGTAATCCAATTAACACCTTACCTGGTCTACTGTATGCACTATCCATAATAAAGCTTGATAGCGTTGACCATGTCATATAAGCTGTTGCTCTTGTTGTCGTTGGTAACTTAGTACCTACAACCTTAATATCATATTGTCCTGCCTCAGGCATTTCAAATTGATATGATCTACGCACAGCTTGGCTAGTTGCTTTTGTAAGGCTAAACGTAGACTTCTGAACAGTAATGGTTATGGTGCCTTCTTTTTTCATAAAGATTTCTCGTTTCTTTAAGTCAAAAGATATTATGCCATTATCATAATGTTCACCATACTTAGCCTCTTTTTTCTTGCCACTTATACTACCAGTTACACTTAGAGTATCTTTATCCTTTTTTGCTACTAATGTCCATACCTCTAATGGTGCTGAATTACCTATGGATTTTACATTTGTAACTATATCGGATAATCTTCCGTTTGATTTAACAATATGATTACTATCATCACCACCAAAATCTTTCCATTCCGTTGTGCCTGTTTTCCTATACATAATTTGAAACTCGGCTGTATTCTTATCATAATCGCCGCTATCATTTACCTTGTATAATCCATTAGGGAATTCAACTGTTACTTCTAACTTCTTAGCTTTCTTAGTATCTGTTGTTCTAATTAATGGTTTATTTTCAGCACACTCAAGACCTATTGATTGGTCTAATACAGTAGTTGGAAAGAATGATATCGGCTCTTGATTATTTTCGCCTAACCTTGTTTCAATTTGAACATCTGTGAAGTTTTCTATAGGCGTTGTCCCAATGCGAATATTACTAATACTATCCACAGGACCCCATCCGCCACAATACAAAAGGTTTAAATATTGAACATTTTTATCTTGGTCATCTGTATTTGTGGTTTCTACATGACACATTAATAATTGAGGTGTTGGAATGCATTCACCATATGTTTCTGCAATCACGCCACCTTCATATGTCTGTACGCTTGGCAATGACCATCCATAAGATGTACTTTGTGAATTTTCTGATGTACTACCTATCTGATTTAACCGGAGCATGCTATTTATCAGCTTACCGCCAACCATTGTAATAGCCCCTGTCATGAGTCCGATTGCTAATTTACTAGCTGTTGCAGGTAGCCACTTTGCAGCCAATACAGGTGCATAGACAGCTAATGCTAACATGGCCACCATGCCAAGTATCCCTTTTATGCTTTTACCAATATGTGGAGTTACTACAATTTGATTCCCATCTTGTGGAAAACAATTGACAGGATCTAATACAAGTATTCCATTTAGGTACACATCTTTATCTGTTGGATCTAAATAAGAATAGAGTGTACCATCTGTACACTCTACCTTTTTTCGTTCCTTTTTATTCGGTTCAAACGGATTCTTTATTTCAACAATTTCAATCATTATATAATGCCCTTTCTGTTGGAATATAGAAACCTAGTATTCTTGACTTCCATTTACGAACTCTATCAATTACTACACCTGTTTCATGACAATAGGCATGAATAAAATGACCATCACCAATATAAACTCCACAATGGTTCGCCCATTCATTTTCTGCCAGTCGAATAATCACCAAGCATCCTATTTTAGGCTCTTCTATTTTTTGCCACATCTCATTTAAATCATGTTGCATAGTATCTGATATTACATGTGCCTCTTCCGAAGATATAGAATAATCATGAATAATATAGCCTTGTCGTTTAAATAATTCCAGCGCAAGGCCCCAACAATCTAATCCCGTTATATCTCGACCCCCATCTACAAATGGAATACCTATTAGATCATCATAATTAAACATTGTTTCCATTCATACCTTCCTCTCCCCCAAATCGTGATGGGATTCTACATGTTTCCAATGTATTATTGCATGGCTCTTTACCTCCTGCATATCCACATCTAACCGATTTAAATCTATACGGACAATAATGCGCCATATAAATATGGGTTGGAAATTTAACTACTGTTTCTGGTGATGCACCTAGTATAAATGTTACCCACTCCTCATCGTATTGAGTCGTTGTTACAGTGAATTCAAAAGCTTGTAGCGGGTCTGTATTGTCTAGCATATTCGCATGTACAACATATATTGTTACTTCCGCATCTGTAAATCCTTTGAATTTTTGTATATACTGTTGCAATGTTCCTGCACAGTTAGACACAGTCCAACTTAACTTAGGTTCTGTTTGTCCATCAATTGTATTGATGTCAAAATTCATAGGATATGCTTGCCATTCTTGCCCATCCCATGTAATACTTTCTGTATTTCTAACCAAGCATATTGGCTCTGTTAATTCTGAATGGACCATTTTAACCAATACCAAGAAAGGGGCATCACTTGCTAATTTATTCTTTTCAATAATTGCCGTAGCAGGCCATCTTAGCATTTGTTACACCTCCTCAAATTGTAATGATCCATACCACCCAATTGGATAATCTAATCGGAAACTAAGCTTATCTACAAATCTACATCTGTATATTTTCCCATCCGTATAGTTTTTAAACTCAAACTCCTCAGATGTTCTAACTTTCTTCCAGAATGCTTTTAACTTTTCATAGTTTTCATCGCTAAGTCCTAGCCATGTATATGTCCAGCTTCCAATCACCCTTGTAGTTCTTGGCCGTGTTATTTTATAGTTGGCATCCGTAGTGGATGTGATTGTACTATCTGTTAGTACTTCCGTATAAGTACTTCCGGAATTCGATGCAGCCGGAATAACCGGCTCCGGAATATCTGTAGGAAACACATACATTATCGCCTACCTCCTATTAATTGTTTTAAAATATCTTGGCTTCCATTTCGGTTACTAGCAATTTCTTCAATCACAATATTTACAATTTGTGTTTTCATATCACCAGTTGATGTCTCTTCCGTAACTGTAACCTTGCTGTTGGTGTAATTATTTACATTCACCATAACCGGTCCTCCGCCTATTGTGTTCGCAATATTACGCCCAAGACTAGCAAATGTATTTTGGTTTAAAGGTAGTACAGCCTCATTATCTTTACCTTCACCCATTAATGACATTACTGGAGCAGTAATAACACCACCACTCGCAAACTTGTAAGTTGGCATATTTGGCATTCTAGCAATGTCACTATTTACAAAGCCTTGCATTGTTAATTTTTGTACATTACCCCCACTAGCAACACTTGGGCCCCCTACGCCCAATGACTGCCCTAATAATGCCGCCGCTAATCTTGCAGCCGCTATCTTAGCAATGATATTTACTACTGTACTAAGAATTAATTTACCCATATTTTGAGTTAAATCTTTTACACTTGTAATATCTGTTGCTAGATTTGAAAAGATAGAAGATAATCCACTAGCAAATGATTCAGCCGCTTCTGCTGTAGCAGCTGACATCGACATATTACCTTGTTCCCAAAGTTTATAGAATGTCTGTAGTTTAGCGGTATCGCCTTCCCAGTCCCTATATTGCTTTGCATCTTTTGAACTTGTTAATTGTTGGAGTCTATTTGTATCATGTCTGCTAATTGCTAATTTAACAGCTTTATCATATGACTCACGCTCTGCCGTTTCACGTTCTGTTACTAAGGCTTTATATTTGGCTGTATACCACTCCTCAACCTGCGCTTTAGCTTCCGCATCATCCTTTTGTTTTGCAACTGATTTTAGGCGTTCCTCTCGCTCTCTATCTAGTTCATTTTTAGATACAATAAACTGTTGTTCAGCTAAATTTTTATAGTTTCCTAAGATTTCTGCATTAGTTTTGGCTGTATCCAGTTTTAATTTATCCCGTTGCTCCTGTAGCTTTTTATTTACTTTATCTACTTCAACAGTTTTAAACTGATCTAATAGCTTTTCAGCATTTGAGGTATCAATCGTATCACTGACATCTTTAATCTTCTTGATTGCTTCAGATTTTTTCCGTACATCCTCTTCAATTTTTTGAATTTCACTTTCATAAGATGTACCAATTTCTCCGGTGATACTTTGCTTTAATTCACCTTCTAAATTCTTTAAATCCTTTTTAGCATCATCAATTGATTTTTGACGTCGTAATATATCAGCCCCAGTAAGGCCCCCTTCACCCTTCATGTCTTTATAAAGTAATTGTGCATTGGCTGCCTTTTGAGACCTAATATCTTCCGTTCCTTCTGAACGTGTTATCCATTTGTCAACTAACTTAGCCGCTAATCCTACATCTTGACTATTTCCAAGTTCTGCTAATGCTTTCTTATAATTATCCTTTTCTTTCCCATATAGCATTTCATATACCTGAAACGCTTGTTGAGTGTGGATATCATATGGATCTGAATGATTTTGCTTTGCAAAGTTAAATAAGTCTTCTTTTCTATCTAACAACCATTGTTGAATACCGAATGCGCCCCCATTGGGATTTACAGCCTTTGCATTTAAGTTCTTTGTATTTCCGCCTGATTCAAGCATATTCCCACCAGCCATACCAAATGCTATACGTGGATCAATACCTTGATTAATCATGAACCTAACAGTTTCTGCTGCACTTGAAGTATCTTTATGAGTCGTAGTGGTAGATGTTTTACCTATAGAATCTCCAATATTCGATATGTTTTGCATTTGTGTAGCTAACTCAGCTTGCATTTTAGCTTGTTCTGCTTTAATCTCACCTAATGCCGCATCTGCACTAGCCTTTTTTTGTGCTGATACATAAGATTCATATTTATTTCTCAATCGCTCAGGTACTTCTACATAACCGGCACTATCATTAGCAAAAACTACTTTACCATCTCTATTTTTTGCAAGATGATATTTTTTTCCCTTATCCATCAAGGTTACTTCATTGGCGTGTTGAAATTCTGCTTCTGCTTTATTGGCTTGCCCCATAGAATATAGTGCAAACCCTACAGCTGCTGCTACACCTAACCATCCACCAGCAAGGGCCCACACTGCTCGTGTTAATGTTGTAACAGCTCCCATAGCTCTGCCTGCTGCACTAACTGCTACCGCTCCTGCCGTTGTTGCTCTTACACCGACACCTTCATAGCTTGCTGCTAACACTGCATTCTTTTCAATATTTGCTGTTGCCGCTGCTGTTGCTGTTGCACTAGCTTCTACGGCTTTTGTGCCTGCAACTGTTGCAGCTACACCTACTTTACCTTGACTAGCTACTACAGCCATATCACTTTCTACTTTGCGAACATTAGCCGCTACATGTAGATTTGCTGATTCTTCTGCCGCTACTCCTGTAGATAATATGGATCTATTAACTGCAATTGAACTTTCTGCCGCTTCTGCCCGTACGCTTTGAAAGCCAAGAGTCATAGCCGCTCGAATTTGCTCTGCTGATTGCGTTGCCTTGATACTAATCTTGCTAAATTCCTGCGCTAAAAATGCACTCGTTTCTTCTGCAGATAACTTTTGTTGATTAGCTGTTTTAATCGCTTCTCTTCGCATTTGTGCATATACACGTTCATTATCTCTAAGCGCTTTATTAATCTGTGCTTCTTGCGCTCTTGTTAATTCAGCTGTATCTAACCCCATTGGGCTTTGCGAATTTTTCACAGTTGATACTACTGCATTAACTGCCGCCGCTGCTTTTTTAGCAATCTTAATGCTTTCATACAATGCTACAATCTGAACTAATGTTTTAGCCGTGCTTGCAATCTCATTTTTATTTTTATTAATCCATACTGCCGATTCTTGCAAATACGGTAGTAATTGTGGTAATAATTCCATTACTAATGGTGTAATGGCCGCACCGCTCGCTAGTTTAAGTTGTCCAAACTGCAATTCCATCTCTTTCAATTGAAGAGATGCTTTATGCATTTCTTCTGGATTTAGACCAATTCCTTTAACTTTACTAGCAATCTCTGCCGCTTCATTGTAATTCTGCAATACAGAAATTAAAGCAAGTCCACGAACACCAAGGGTATTCATCACATATTCCTGCCCATATCCCGCATCAGCAGCTGCCCTGTATCCTTTAGCTAACTCTGCCAATTGCTGATTCATTGGCAACATCTTACCATTAGCATCAGTTAATGAAACGCCAAATAGTTTTAGTGTTTCTTGCGCCTTCTTACCTTCATTACTATTTCCGGATAACGCTTTATCCAATCGCATAATTGTTTTAGCTGCTGTATCCGCATCAGAACCTGTAATTTTTAGAATTCGGTTCATTTCAGATGCTTCTTTAGTTGTGATCTGGTACCGTTGAGATAATTGGTAAACTGCTTCGCCAGCTTTCACAGAACCTTCAATCATGGATGTTAGTCCAAATCCTCCGGCCATAATTCCTGCTATAGCTGTAAACTTACTAACCAAACTACCTACACGACCCGTTACACTATCTACACTTGTAGAGAACTCATTAATTGGGTTTACATTAAATGCTTTCCCTACCTGCGTTTCTACTTTCTGTAGTTCTTGTTTAAACTGATTACTATCCGCACCTATCCTAACCTCTAAATCTGCTATGGTTGTTCCCATCATTCCACCTCCTTTCTTTATAAATTAAATGTACGTAATAGCTCCTCTTTTTCGCTTCCCTTATCCTTTACCATATCTTGATGCAATGGATTGAAGATATCATCTACTGTAATTTTGCTTTCTCTCCCTAAGTTTGGAGCAAGCATCCAATATGTGAAATATGCTTGCTTATAGTCCTCTTCTTTTTTACGGGCATAATGGCCATCAAGTAACAAATAGAACTCTTTCATAGTTAGATTTTCAAGAGCATCAGGCAATAGATGTAATGGGCCATATGCTATTGGCTCTACGGTTCTAATCCATTCTTCAATGGAGTCTACTTCTTTTTCTGTTCCTCCACCTGTGCTTCCACTTCTTCTGGTAGCTTTGGGATAAAAAAACCAGTATTATATAACGCCATCATTAGGAACCCTGCCAATGTATCCAATGTGCCTTCACCTTCACAATATTTATCAATGAGATCATATGCTTTATCTTCCGACAAGCCGCCAACTACCGCATATTGCAAGTTCGCCATAATGAAATCAATGCCTACTCGTGCCTGTGCATTGCCATCAAATCTTGTTAGGATTGAAATCAAAGAACATCCTAATGTTCGTTCAATCTGACGCATAATACCAAGTGTATACAATAATTCATATTTTTCCCCATTGACGGTCAATGTAGTCTGTTCTTTCATTTTTATCTCCTTATATAAAATAGGGCGGGTTTTATCCCGCCCTTTATATTACAAAATTATGCTGTTACATTTACTGTGATAGAAATTGTCTTTGCTGCAAATTTTGCTTCAAGTACATGATTACCTACTGTCATATTTTTAAGGTATTCTTTTTTCAAGGTTAAGGTACCTTCTGCAAATTCGTAGTCCTTTCCGAATACCAATACAGTACCAGTATCATCAGTTACAGTACGAATTGTAATGTCTGTTGGTGTCACTGCTACAGTTTTATCTGCTGCAGCTGCTTTAGAGAATGCAGCTGTAGGAGATGTAATTTTAACTTCACCAATCGCAATCAAATCGCTAATTGCGCCATACCCTGTTAAGGATACCTTTAATTTTTGAATTGCATCAGAAGAGTTATCATCTTCAAAAGATGTTGTATTCGCCCAACCTTGTTTGTAAGAACCGTCCGGATATTCTACACGTACATACACGGCTTTACCTTCACGGAATGAATAGCGCAAGATATCCACTGCATTGTCATTTAACACGTATAGACCATCATATTCGATGCTCCAGGACTTCATACCAGGGATGCCTTTTTTCCAACCGCCACTAGATTTATCAGAACCATCCAAGGAGTCTGCTTGTTCTTTGAGTGGTGAGTTCTTTTGACCACCAACCAATAACCATGTTAATGGTGTTTGTTTAGATGCAATATACAATAACGTATCTTTACCAGCAACCGCCTTTGTATCACTAGGTGCCACCGGTAGTGCTGTAATTTGCTCTTGTGTTAATGCCATATTAATTACCTCCTAATCAATTTCTTCAATTGTGTACTCAATCATCATGATTCCGTGATAAGCACTAGTCTTATCTTCGTATCGTTCCCCTATTGCCTGATATAAAGATATATGAGCATCTCCAACCTGTTTAAACCCTTCAAGTGGTAATTGGTAATGTCTAACTAATGTAGCTACATCATTCAGAATTTCATTAACTTCTTTCTTACCAGGTTGATTGCTCCATATATCAATTTGCTGGCTAACTCTATGTACTGCATGTGTTTTATTATCTTCCACAGGTACACCATGAAACTCACCCAACCAAATATACGGCATTTCTTCATCCCCTGCAGGGATACGATCATATACAGGAGCCGTCTGTCCTTCTGTCAACAATTTATAAAATGCTTTTTGTACAGCATTAAATGGAATAGTTTTTATCTTCATTTCTTTATTGCTACCTTAATTGCACCTTCAATCGTTGGACGGACCTTATCCATAGCCGGTTTCATAAATGGCTTTGCAGATATTGCAGGAATTGTAGCATTAGTCATATACCAGCCGGCTGCTCCTGGTGCTAATGCTTTTTTCTTTTTAGGCATTACTACATGCCCCTTTGTACCAAATTCAATTAAATGTGCTACCGGTGAATTTGTGAATACCCGTCCATAGATACCTTGACTATGTGTTTTAATTTCTTCCCTTATTGTCCCTTTAAATTTACCAGTTCTATAAGGTGCCAATTGAATTGCTACAGTTAATACCTCATGCGTTTTATTCCTAGTTACTTCTTTAATTCGTTCTTGTGTTTCAGAATTATAATTGTGAATATCTCGCATGGCTTTATAAGTAGCATTAGATATATCAGCTTTTACAAATGCCATAGTTACCTACCGTTTCTTGATTGCCTGACATGTCAATATATAAGAATCCGTATTATACTCTATGTCTAATATTTCATAATTTGTATTACGGTACCTAATAATACAATCAGTATCAATTGCTTTTAACGGTCGTATCTGTATACCTTGTGTAATTGCTGTAGTAGGACCTTTCCCACTATCACCATCCCAAAATCTTGGTTTTAAAATAGCGGCCCATACCGTGGCAATTCTACGTGGTTTTTCTTTTTTAAACCCACCTTGTCCATCCGGCTCTATGGTCTGCCGTAATATTTCTATACGGTTCTTCATAGATCCAATCCGTAACATGATTATTTACCTTTTCCGGACTTGGAACCTTTATCCCCATCTTCGTCTGGTGGGTTTTCATCACCATCATTATCCTCATTTGGTGGATTTGGATTTCCTTCTGGTGGATTTTCTTCACCACCAGTTTTAGCATTCGGTGGAGTAATTCCCGCATCATCAATAACTTCAATTAGACCTGTTTCTACATATGGTTGCGCTTTTTCATTTTCTACTTCTACTACGTCATCAATTTGAAGCCATTGGCTATCAATGATTGTTGGATGTAATACTCTTACTTTCATTTGTTACCCCTCTTTCTTATGTTCAATCTGCAGTAATAATGAAGTAATAGTAAACGGTAGTTCACCACCACCGCCTACTACATTTCTGTTATCATACCAATGCCCACATAACATCTTAACGACTAAAAGCATTTGACTATTTTTTTCGTCAAATGCTTTACCTGTGCCGTTTTCTATATATGTTTTTGCCGCTTCAATATAATTTTCAATTACTGTATTTTCATCATTACTGTCTACCCGTAAATATTCTTTTACATCATCCAGTAACTTTTGCATAATAATTACCTTATGCCAATTTCAATTGACCAAATACAGCTGCTTCATTATCAACAATTTTTGTATCAAAGCGAAGTGTACCACGGATATTGTAACCATCTGTTGCAAACGCATTGCCACCAATATTTGTACCTAACAAGGTAATCGCTTCACGGTCATACAATGTAATTGCTTCTGTTAAATCCCCAATGATAACTGGTGCATTTTTGCCGCTACCGCTAGTATCTGTAGGTAATACCTTATTACTTACAACTTTAACCACTTTACCACTTAACATCTTTTCAGTTGGATTTAATGGGTTCGGTTGTAATAAATAATGACCTTGTGTGTCTTTCAATTTATCAAGGTAATTATACCCATCTTGGTTAGTTAAAAGGATAGAAGTCAATGCAATTGCTGGATCTAAGTCAACATTTAACACATCTTTTAATCCATCAATACCTGTAATTGGTTTTTTCGTAAAAGTATTAATTAATTTAGCGATTTCTGTATTACGTGTAATCGTATCCTTTTTAGCCAGCCAACGATACAAATAATTCAATAAGTTTTGGTCTGTATCTGCTAATAGTTCACTAGAAATTGGCAAAATACCTGCATATTTTTGAACTTTGTATTCAACTCGATTAAATTCTGGAGTTTCCAAATTTGCAATGTTTGTCAGTTCAGCTACATTTGGGAATGCTGTCATAGTGGATAGCTTTTCATAAGTTCGTTCACCGCTCATAGTGGCAACCTTTTCAACACGTACTAATTCATCCAATGGGTTTAATGTTCGTTTCAATTCATTAATGGCTGTTTGTACATCTTTAGGTACAATAAATCCACCATCTTTACCTGTCCCTTCATTCAATGTGCTAGCACGCACCAATACTTCATTTTCTTCTTTAGACAATTGATCGCCACGCAAAGCACGAGCCATGATTTGATTTACATCAATATCATTATCATGATTTTGATGTTGACGTGCTTCTGGTGGTACAGTATCTACACTGTTTTCACCCAATGTAATTTCTACTTGTAATTCACGTTTTAAGCGGCGCAATTCTTCTGTTGCTTGCTCCGCATCATCCAGTTTACCTTCATTCATTAGGCCACGGATTTCTTCAGTTTTTGCTGCCATCTTTTGGCGTAATTCACGTTCTTTTTCGTTCATGGTTTATCCCTCCAATAATTCTAATTCAATTGCTAATTTACGTTTTCGAACTTCATCTAGTTCATTTTGTTGAGTCTTTTTAAACACTTCTAAATCACGTTTTGCCGTATCTGCTTCTGTATCTGGATATGCCGGTGTCGTAACAATCGAAACATCCCATAAGCGTTTGATCGCCGTAATTGTTCGAATGTATACATTATCATCTTCATCCCATATCCATTCAGAACCACTTGGAGCCAATGAAAATGCAAATGAGCATTGCCCTACAACACCCGCATCAAGATTTGTAATTAAATCTTTTGCATATGTTGTTTCCGTTGGTGTTAATCTAAAATACAAACCAGTATCATCAACTTTAAGCTCCAATGACCCCGCCCCTGATGGCACAGTATTCCGTGCCAATGGATAACTTTCATCATGGTTATACAAAGCAACGACATTATTCATGTCTGTATTATCCAAACAGTTTTTAGATAACATTTCCACAAAGCCACCCATATTTTCTGACCGGGTTCCAAACTTCAATGCATAGCCTTCGATATATGGTAACTCACCGTTATCATTCTCCACCTTCCGGATTTCTATCTTGGTCTGAAGTGTTCTCCGTTCCTTGTCCATTCCCCTCACCTCCTTTCACTGTTAAGTCTTCACCAGCTTTAATTTTTGCCAGTTGTAATTTCTCCAAATTATCGGTAGTCGTATAATTTAGAGATATAAAATGCTTATCACCCATGCCATCATTCATAGGCTTTTGCTCTTCCATGGCTCGCACTTCATTTAGTGTGTATACCCCAGTCTGAATCATCTTTGTGTAGTATTCAGCCCTAGACTTACTATCTCCTCGAAGTTCCGCATCAGCATTAAACTTTACATAATATTGTTGGCGTTCTATTTTAGTAAAAAGTTTGTAATTAATTTCTTGTTCCCACTGCATAAAAATAGGAAGCAGTGTTGACTTGATATATTCAAGCCCCATTGCTTCCGCATTTGCATAGGTTGCTCTATCTAGTTGTGCTAATTTATGAGGAGGCACCCGGTAAACTTTGGCCACCTCATTAATCCCAAATTTTTGCGTCTCAATAAATTGTGCTTGATCAAGCTGCATACCTATGGTCTGAAATTTTAAACCCATATCCAATACAACTGTTTTACCAGCATTATCTGGACTCGCATACCTGCTTGCAAAATCTTTCCTCAACTTATCCTTTGCTTCTTGATTGATTTTTGAATCTGTTTGCAATACACCGGACACTAGTGTTCCATTCTTGTAGAAATTACTGATAAATTCTTTCGTTGAATTCTGCCCTCGTAATTCATCAACCAATGTTCTCCATGGTGCTTTACCTACAATGCCATCTCTAGCCATTGTTTTAAAATGCAGTACATCAGATGGTTGTAATGTAATTGTTTCTCCTTGTAATGTTTGTGTTTGATATGTTAATCGCCCAGTTTCTACATCCAAATATGGAACAGTAGATGATGGTTCTAATGGCCATATTGCCTTAGGAAATCCATCATTTCCCCAGTCAATAAATGCGAAGGCATTGCCATACAACCCTACATGCATTTGTAATGTTTGTTTCAATGTAAATGCACTCATTAAATGGTTAGGCCTTGTATATAACAATTCTGCTACAGGATGTTTCATCCCTTTTGTTCTATCTCCATCTCCATAATATGTATGGATTGGAAGTTTTGCTAAATCATCTGCCAAGATACTGACGCAGGCAAATACATTTGAGTTTTTTATAACATCACTTACCCGCATAAATTTATTTGTTGACGTTCCTAAGAAATCTATAATTGAATCTGCATCAACATGATTAGGCTGCATGTAGCCATCCCTTTTTTCAATGAACTTTCTTAGTATCAATTGTTATATCTCCTTTCCTATTCTCCATATGGTCTATCCCTCGTTCCTTTTCTTTCAACATGGTATGCCGTTCCAATTATGTATCCAAGTACACAGGATGCCAACGCAATACTATATATGCCTACTATCGTATGGATCATAAATCCTCCGATGCAAAAAAAGATGGCCCCTATTGTAAATAGCAGGTCATCAATTATACTTCCTATTATTCTTATGTATTTCATTACGACTCCTATAGACTAAACTCATCACTCATTATGTACATACTTAAATCATCCTCGGCCGCTACTTTCGCCCTTGTGTAAGCATTTATTACGGCTGCTATTGGGTCAATTCGTTCAGTACTTTTGGCTTTATCTAACATAATATTTTCTTGAGCATCAACTTTAGTTACAGCATTACTAATTGCCCAATCTAATAAATCATTTGTTGGATGCAATATATTGCCTTGATATGTTTCTGCTCTGAATGACTTTGTAGGTTCAGACAATGTAATAATACCTTGTCTGATTTCTACAATTCCCCATCCTTTATTTGATTCTAATTCTTGTGTATAGTGAGTAGCATTATATGGATCATAACAAACATCTTTAATATTTAATCCATATTTATTTAATGTTTCTTCAATCCACTTAGTCATGAACCGATAATCAACAATTTCACCTGGAGTAATTGTTAGCCATCCTTTTTCACTCCATAGTCTATATGGGATTTTATCTGTTCGTTCTTTTGTTTGTACTGTTTCTTCTGGTATAAAACCGTGTGCTAAAGTAATAAATTTCTTACTGTTATTAATATCTACCGGGATTACTATCCCAGCAGCTGTAAGGTCAATTGTTTTTGATACGTCAATACCTACATATGCATCATATCCATATAGTGATATTCCTAAATCGTTTTCAAAGTCCTCATTTAATCTTCCTCTTGCCTTCCATTTTGCCATATCAATATATGACTGCGCTGATTGTTTAACCCATATATTCATATTTTTAGTCATAAATGACACCATCTTTTCTGGGCTTTCTATCGCTGACATATAATTACTTCTGATATTCTTTAATCCTACCTCATATGTAGCTGCAATTGGATTGGCTTTTATCCAACACTCTTCATCGTTTATATCATCAATCAGATTCCCTTCTTCATCTCGATCTAATTCATTTACCATACAAAAATAATCCGGAATATCAAATTCGATATCCGGATTTAGAATTTTACTTACTAATGGATATTCAATTCTATAGCAAGGCCCACCTAAATTATTACCTGCTGTTGTAATAATAAATAATAAAGGTTGTCGCCGTGCAATCATCCCTGTCTTAATGACTTCCAATATTTCATCTGTTGGATGTGCATGATATTCATCAATCAGTCCACATTGCGGATTTAAACCATCACCAGTTTTTCCATCATCCTTAGATAAAGCACGCATTATTGAATTACTTTTAATATGTACAATCGTACTATATGCTTCTTTCCACTTGCCTTTAAATAAAGCACTTGATTTTTTAAGCATTGCTATTACTTCATTATAAATAATTTTCGCTTGGAGTGTTTTAGTCGCACCAATATAGACTTCTGAATTATCTTCACCAAGTGCCATTAATTCATAATCACCAACTAGACCTAATGATTGAGATTTTGCATTTTTTCTTCCTACTTGCCAATATGCTTTTGTAAATCTTCTGTATCCAGTATCTTTATGAATCCATCCATAAATATTACCAAATATAAAGCGCTGTATTGGTGTAAAAATAATAGGCGTATTTACTAACACGCCTTTAGTATGCTTATGTAAACTTGCCCATTTATAAAATCTCTCTGCTTTTGCATCATCAAAGATATAAGGGAATTCATCTGTTCCTTCACGACTTATATCCCTCAGAAATCTTTCACATGCCCATCTATGTTTCTGGCAACAATGCTTTGTGTCATTAATACAGTCTTTAGCATATTGTATTAACTCTTCCTTTATTGTCATATATCACCAAATCCATTCTGATCTAATTCTGTTTTTTCTTCCTCTGGTGGTTTCTTAGGTACGTTTTTAATTTTAGCCAATGGATTCAAGAATAATCTATCTTCCATTTTAACCAATGCATCCATCTTTGCATTGATTGCTTTATCGAGTGCAATGAGTCCACCTATTGATAAGATAAATTCATACTTCTCTATCATCTTTTCAATTCGTTTTTCAGGAACCCCTTCATCTTTCAACTCTTTTTCAATATAATAATGCTCTTCAATATTAATTGATAATTGGTTAATTATCGCTCTTCGTTCAATTAAGTCCAGATATTCACTATAGGCCATACAGTAGCGGCCTAGCATCCCAATATCTCCGGATGCTACAAAATTAAAATCTTTATAAAGGCGTATTAATTCTTTCCATTTTGCATATGCATTTTTGTTGTTTTTTATATGTTTTGGACATACTAATTTATCATTTCCAAAACGTATTTCTGTATTTTTTCTATGTTCAATTTCGGCTTTTGTTAAATGTCGTTTATTTCCATCAGCCATGATTAAATCTATAGGTTTCGCATTTCGGCCCACTACTTTTTCACCTCTTTTCATTGCCTATAAAATTTTCGTTTCTCAGAAATAGTTTATTTCACGAACTTTTTACGAAGAAAGGAGCCACACGGTCTGGGTTTTCAATGCCCAAACATTTTTAAACAGGGGGGTATTCTCACTATTTATCATTATCGTTTAGCCATATTACCAAAGCCGCCATTCTCTCTTGCTGTTTTCTTATCATGACAGCGTTTATTCATAGCTTGCCAATTGTTTCTATCCCAAAACAATCTCATATCTCCTCTATGAGGAATGATATGATCCACTACATTCGCTGCCAATGGATTGCCTGATGCCTTGCATTCAGCGCATTCACATGTTGGATGTTCCGCAAGAAATACTTTCCTAGCTTTATCCCATTTAGAGGTATATCCTCTAGCATGTGCAGATAGTCTTGTATTATCTTGCTTAACTTTATGCTTTTCACAATATCTATCTGTTGTTAATTCATGACATCCAGGATACCTGCATTCATGCCTTGCTCTTTTCATTTGCATCTCCACATAAAAAGCACCCACTAATTATTGTGGGTGCCTTTATTTCTTCTTCATTCCATATTTACTTACACTATCATTATATCTTTATCATTACGACACGTCCACGACACTTTTACGACAATTTACTTTTAATCCCGGTTAATCCCCACAGAAGAATGGACATCTCTTCCAATCCTCTTTTGATATAACGTTGTACTGTTCGTTCATCTACATTAGGATCTAATGAACTGCCAATGTCTTTCAATTGTTCGCCGTTAATATAATATCGTCTAACGCAATCACAATAATTCACTCTACGACATTTACAACGCTCATCATAGATATCAATCATGTTATCTATGTGCCGCATCATAAGTTCTGTTTGTTCCTTACTTCTTATGATTGACTTAACCATCACTTTACTGTCATCATCAAACATCTCCCCTAACAGCTTGTCTAGCCATAAGTCTTTGGCTTGTGAGGAGTCAGATATACTATTCTCCACATAAGTCTTTAACTTATTGTAGTGTTTGAATAGCTTCATTGTGTTGTGTCTAAGAGTATCTATCGTTTCCTTTTCATTCCTACTTATTTCCTTTCTATATTCTTCTATTGCTGTTTTAGCTGCAATAGTCGTTATTTGTCTTATTAATTCCTGTTCAGTCAATGGCTACCTCCCGCATCAAGCACTTTGTACTATTTCCCTTGTACGATTTTCAACGCTGATTCTGTCCAATCATGTATATGTTCATCTGCATATATAAAGTATTCATCCCCACCATCAATCTTTTTGTTTTTTCCTTCTACATATGTAAAGATGCTTGGCGTTCCCCATGTACTAGTTACATAGGCATCATCATGGATTACTTCCCCATGATCATATATAGCCCCACATGTATTATCCCAGTCTTCATTAATACCAGCATATACCATTATATTAGGTCCATATTCTAAAATATGTTTTGCCACTTTATCCCAATTAAGATTTCTTATTTTTCCCCCTCTTAATTGGGCCTCTATATTATTATTGATGCACTCTATTGTATCCATAATTTTTCACCTATAATAAGCCTTCTATTTTTATCTTCATATTAATACTTACACCACAATAAGTTTTCCATTGCTATCAACTGGATACGATTTTGTTTCTAAAACTACATAACCTGTATTTTCATAGCCATGTTTCTTTTCCCATGCACGGAATACCTTTGTTAAAGCTGCGCTTAGCTCATCAAGATATTCAGTCTTAACATTTGATAAATAATCACAAGCCCACTCAGCTATTTCATCATCAATATCATAATTGATAATGTCTTCAATCACTCGTTCTGCATCAACTTCTGGAGTGTAATAATTAGGATGTCCTATTCTCACAACTCGTTCATATTCATCTGTGAGCCATATCTCTCTTAAATCAGGTTCCCACTCCATAAGATCATCGATAGCCTCTTGTATTGTATCTTGTGGGTCACCTGCATTTCCGTAGTCATCGACCCAGCACCATTTATTCTTATCTTTCTTTAACATGGATCATTTCCCCTTCTTCTGTTTTGCATTGGCTCTGTATTTTGCTCTATTAGTTTGCAACCGTTCTATACGCATTTTCTCTTCACAATCATAATCACTGCATATTACTCGGTTAGTTTTATTTGTATAGAATTTCTTACCGCAACATATACAGTACCGTTCGTACTTATATTTCTTTGCTTCTTCCGCATCACGCTTCGCTCTTATTTCTGCCCTTACCTCAGCTACTGTTCTCTTCTTTGGTATTGGCTTTCCTGCTATACAATCAGGACAATGCTTTTCTGAACCTACTGGTGTGAATAATCTATCGCACCTATGACATTTCATTTGCATCTCTTTCTATCTCCTGCTATTCACAATATTCTAATAAGCTTGTTTGTGTTTTCACATCGCTTAACATTTCTGATTTCGCCTTACTATAGAAGTCTTTTGATATTTCAAACCCATATGCACTACGTCCTAACTCCATAGCTGCTCTTAATGTTGCGCCACTACCTGCCACAGGATCTATTACTACATCACCTTCATCAGTAAAGATTTCTATCAATCTTTTTAATACTGATACAGGCTTTTGTGTTGGATGGATTTTAGGAATGATGTTTTTGTTATCCCTACGCCATTCAAACCAGTTAAATATCATCTTGTGATTATTATTAAATTTCGGTAATTTTCCCCTATATAAAATCAATGCATATTCTGTAGCACCAACGACACGCATATTAGCCTTTAATGCCTGTGCTGAATAATTCTTGATAAAAGAGATCGGTATATAATTCTTGAACCCATGTTTCTTGGCATATTCAATTACCATCGCTTGCTGTTCATAGCTACAGAATACAATCATACATGGAGCCTTGCCCCTCTCTTTTGGTTCTTTCTTTAATAAGCGATTACAGAAATGAAAGTATTCTGCAATATTGAAATTATGATCTGTATTAAAGAATGCCTTTCCTGCTTTCTTACTTTCGCCGTTTTTATTGTCTCCACCTATATACCACATAGGATTACTTGCATATGCTGCCCCCCCTAAATTATAGGGAATATCAGCTATTACAAGTTGTGCCTTGGGTATGCCATATCTTTTGTAGTTCTGAAAATTATCATTAAATAATTCTACTTTCATATCCTGTTTAATGCCTTCCATTCATCTAGTTTGAATACAGCCTTACCATGCTTTTGAGCATATTCATATTCACCTTTACATCCTCTACTCTGTTCCCAGCCATCACATAATACTAGGATGTCGCAATGCCCTAAGAGTCCTAGACAAATATCTAACCCCTTTTGATATTCATCACCTGTCAAATAAACAAATCCATAGTTATGGATAGGTGATACATAATCATTGGCTTTATCTGCAAATATTAATTCATTCATGATTACATCTATCTTTTCTCTATTGCTTTTCTTCCCACCATAAGG